CTGGTTGAAGATTCGGTCACCCTCAAAAAGGATATTGCAGTTGTGAGAGGCAATCCACTCCTGAACAGCAGGTTGTACTGCCATGGACAGACGGTCAGTTCCTGCAAATGTTTCTCCAGTTTCATATTTTCCGAGGATGTAAAGATCTCGTTCTTGATTATACATAGCGGATACTAACTTGGCAGGTTCTACTGGATCAAAAACCTTCCCTTCCATATACTTACGGAATAAAGTGGTTTTCCCAGTTCCTGGGCTACCTCCCACTGCAATTAGTTTACGAACTTTCTTTGGGTTTGTTTTCATAGTAATAAACACCTCATCATTGGCTTTAATTTTATCAATAAACATTTTTATCTTTCAATAGCAGTTTCATTTCTTCGTCAGTGAAGACCCAAACACGACCAATAAAATGATGAACATCAGCATCCTTATCGTGTTTCTTTTTAAACATAATCTTTTTACTAATATCACGTGCTAGGTTCTTGGCAATATTCTCTTTGATCTCACTAGCATAGTCTGGTGCAACTTCTTGTAACTTTAAAAGTTCTTGAGCCGTAACCTTATGATCAATCGCAAAACGATTCATAGAGTAAGCATCCATAATAGACTCTACATCTTTTTCTTGTGGGAAACTGATAGTTTGAGCTGAAGTGTTACTCATTACAACATTTGTAATAGGAATAGTGCCGTCTATGCTTACATTACCAATTGAAACTAATCCATTATCAGTCATAATTTTCATATCATTATCTACATCATCGTAAACAACACCACCAATTACTGTACTCATATAAAATTCTCCAATCCAATTAAAGGCATATCTTCATCCTCAAACATCCACTCAAGGTTATCTATTTTACCCGAGTTTAAGAAGAAAGTAAACTTTTCTTTATCAATTCCATGTTTGTGATCTAAACGTAGGTCAATTGTTTCATTTCTTGCATCCCACATAACATTCCAATCAATACCATACCATCCATCCTTTTCACACTGCATAATTTCTTCAGCTTGTCGATCTAGGTAATAGCCAAGATAGCGACCGTGTTTTGCTCTAAAGATTTTCTTAAAAGAACATAAACATGTTTCCATAGTGAAGAAATCAATTTGTTCTTTTAGTCTGGGAAAGCGGTCTTGCGTCTCTTCAAGAATGGAGCTTGCTTCTCGCTCAAGATCCAAATACTCTCCTGAAGTAAGTTTTCTATCATAATCGTCTTCTCTCCCAAGGGCGAGAAGTAATCCATTACGATGAGAACGGGAACCGTCATAATCACTAAGCATGAGAGAAGTAGGAACGACCCGAACGTCAGCAGTATGACGAAGATGCTGTAAATAAAACCAAGTGGAGTAACGACCAAATTTGTGCAAGCTAGTTTTAATGCCTTCCCACAAATTATTAAAGTTTGATTCTTCATTGTCCCCATAATATCTCTCCAGTCTTTCACGTTGTGTTCTATTGCCAATGAATTGTTGATAAGAAGCGAACATGGCTGGCAAATGACCCTTGTTCCATTTTGTATCAGTTTGATATCTTAGACGTTTATAGTTAGCAGTGTTCCACTGTTCCATTCTATCTACAGTAGCTAATTCATAATCTGGAAACTCATTCATCAAAATCCAAGCTGTTGGTAGATGATATGTGTTACCATAAAGCCAACACAACCATAACCTTTGTTCATCGTTATGCTCGTATCTTTTGTTTAGATAATTAGTCGCCCATACAGCAGGGTCGCAATCATCATATTGTAAAGACCAAGCATACCATCTAATGAACGCTTCACGTCTGTTTTCTCTTAAACGGTAGTCCATTTTTTAAGTGCTCTATGAATTAACAATACAACGTTTCTATGTGCATCAGTACCCTCAGCGAAAGCTGGGTCTGGAATCTTTTTAATACCTGGCAGTAAATTTGAAAGTTTACTTGCTTTGGTCATTTCACCAAACTGTTCAATGAATCTTTTTTCGTTAGCGTCGTCCATATAAAAGATAACATCAGCCCAATCAACCAACTCTTGTGTAATAGCAGTTGAACGAATACCCTCTGTTTTATAACCACTATCATTTAAAACATCACGCATTTTCTTTGCAGTAATTTTACCGTCTTTGGTTTTCAAACCGCAAGACTTAACTTGCCAGCTTGGGTACTCTTGCTTAGCAATAATCTCAGCTGCGGCAGATCGGTTAACATTACCATGGCAAACAAATAATATTTTCATCCAAAGAAACTTTCTTCTTCATTTTGGTCAGCTTCAAACTCTTGAATAATATCATACACTTCTTTAGAAGTAGTGCTCATATCATCAATCGCTACACGCTGACGAAGGGCATTAAGTCTATCGCTTACAACTTTACGTGAGTTCTTATCAAAGTTTGTATACTGATAAACTTGTTCAGTATAAAACTCATAAGGTTCAAATTTAGGGAATGTGTATTTATTACCAGCGTCCAACAAACTTACTGGCATCAGCGTTGGAAAGTTTAATGCTAGATTTAAAAAGTCACGACACCAATTAATAGCTGAACGCATTTCATTAGATTTTAAAGTTCCTGGGAAATGGCGGAACTCAATTGTATTAGTTTCTTCAAACAACTGACGTAAGTTAATACCTGCACGTGGGCATTGGAACCAAGCAGGTTGACCTTTAGCATCTTTGTGTGCGTGTTCGTGCCAAAACTCTTCAGGTGTCTTAGCAGCCAACATAGCCTCAACACGTTTGATAGGCAACTTATGTTGATGCGAAGTTAAACGACGATCGTAGCGTTTCTTAGCCCAAGTATATTCTAGTGGTGGTAGTGTATTACGATCAGGTACAGGAATATCTTCAACGATATTAAATGCTTGTTCTTGAAATGTGTGAATATAAGTCAGCAATTGTTTAAGTGCCTTCAGGTCATCTTTAAGACCTGGGACTCGAATATGAATGTGTAGGTTGCTACGATAGTTTACAATGGGTGCTGGACCATTGTCACGGAGGAACTTATTGACTTTCGCGATATGCTCGACTTGTTCATCTGGCGAGTTGGTCGGACGTGTATTGATTTCTCCACCATATTGATATAATACACCTTTTGGGTCATTGGCGATACCAGTTGACGATACACAAGTGTTATCGAGGGAATTCCACTTTGCCCCATCTGGAAGGTCAAGGATTTTGCGATCGCAATTACCATATTCTAATTCAACTCCATATGTCCACTTTTTTACATCATAAGTCATTCATAAACCCCTTTGGATATTTCTCTTGCGCTTGTTTGATAATGCGCATATGTTCACTAATAAAATGTTCTTTGTTATATGTATCAAGAACTTTAGCCGACAACTCTTTACGATCATGTAACGTCCAACTAGCAGCACCATTCACAGCAGCATAGTATTGCTCTGGCATTGGTCTAAGTAAACTTCTATCACAAAGGTAAAGGGCTTCGTGTGGGATATGTTCCATCTCAGCTACAACTTTATTTCCTGGAACGATATATGGTACACCAAACGTTGCGTATTCAAGGCAAACAATACCAGTTGACTCATTACCCATACCAAGACCAAACAGAGCCTGTGACATAGCATCTAGAATTTCTTGACGAGGTGCGTCAATATGAAAAGTCAATAACGGTTCTTTTTGAAGGTTCTCTAATTCCTTTGCTGGAATTTCTTGACCACCAAACTTAATGAAACACTTAACAGGATAACCCGCACCACTCTTGATATAATTCTTAAGAGCAACGTGAGGTGCTTTACCACCATCCCAACGACCAACAAAGATACCATAATCTCTAGCAGGTTTAATAACTTCAGGAATCTCATCAATGTAGTGAATTGAGATAGTGTCGTGGAAATAGTTGTTGAAGTGTTTAGCTTGCCACTTAGATACACCAACCCAGTATGCGTTTTTCTTTTCAAACTTCTCTGGTGTATCTGGTCCAAGTGGAGCCGATGACTTATGATAGTGTTCAAAGATAATAGCAGTAGGATAGTCTTGCCAAATAGAAGACATATGCTTACAAGAAGAATCTAGTACAACATCAGGTTGTACTTGCTTAATGATTTTAGCAATCTCTTCTGAAACAGCTTTAGTTTGTTTAACCTTCTCAGCTTTTGTTTCAAGCGATAAGTCAAACCATCCGTTCAAGATGAACTGGTTTTGGAATTGCTTATCGCTTCCTTTAGCAGTGATATAAAATGTTTCCGCAACCTCAGACAATAAAGTCATTTGGTTGCGGGTAAACTTTTGAGCACCGTTAGCGATAACTCCAGCCTTTGATGGCTGATATAAATTGTCAATTACTAATATTTTCATAATGTTGGTAATCAATACTTCCTTCAATTTTCTCTTCATCAACAATCATCGCAAGACGTTCGTCAAATGTGAGATACGTATTCAGTGGAGTTTCCATAGTTGGAGATTCAATTCCAGCTCTTTTAGAAATATCCTCCGTAGAAGTTATTATAACTCCATTTGGAATTAAAGTCAAGTAGTTTGGTCTCTTTCCATTACGAAAAACTTTAAGAGTTTTATTTGCAGACAATACACAAACTGACAATGATGAATCTTTCCAACGTTGTAGTGGTGATACATCTTCCTCAATAGTATGAAGAAGAAGTTCAGTATCATTTTTAGTTTCACAAGTATAGCCATATAACTCTTTCCAGTTTTCTGGAAGTTCTTG